TCTGGAGACCATTGAGCTCTTAATTTTCTTTCGGTTACAGAAACTGTTACTGACTCAAGATCAAAAGATACTTCACCGATTTCATCTTGGAATTCCAAGTTTTCGTAAGTTCTATATACAGCAGTGAACGCATTTGCACCAAAACCTTCTTCATTTAATGTTGTTCCAGTATATCCATCAAGTGTGTCAGCACCACAAGTAGCACATGCTGGACAAGAAAGATCTACTTCTAAGTAGATACAACCTTCAGCATCACAGATGTCATAGTAAGAACCACCATTTCCACTATCAGGGAATGAAGTTGTTTTTTTAGAACCGTAATTTACGATTCCTTTACCATATTGTTGAGTAACAACTCTAAATAAAAGTGGTTGACCAACAACGATTTGACAAGCTTCGTCCTCAACACTAATTTCTGCGTTAGCGAAGATTTTAAGGTCAGAAAGGAAAGTTTCAGTATCAACTTCGTTTCCGTCAGGTCCGATTAATTTACCAGCACCTTCACCTAAAGTTCTAAAATTACAAAGTTGTAAAAGAACTTTTCTTACATTAACTTTATCAAGGTAAGATTGAACAGCACCTGAAGTAGTTAAACCACCATCAGCACTCCACTTAATAACATCAGTAGCTACAGTAACTGCAGACCATTTTCCTTTTGAATAGTCAAATAAACCAGCAGGATCTAAACTAGCTTCAGCACCTTCATAAAATAAGTCATAAAGATTCTTTTTGTATGAACCAGCAGCAGGTGGATAACCAGCACCAAGAGCTTCTGGAATTTCATAATTGTTTGGTGAACCAATTGGTGGATAATGTGCGTTCCCAGCTTCAAGAGGATTATATCCTTGGATACGAGGTACGAAGTAGAACAATTTACCGATAGGTAAGTTCATTGCTTGTACTGATACGATGTCGTTAGCTAACAATTTAGAGAAAACTCTTCTTACGATAGGGAAAACAACTGTTTCAAAAGCTCCGTTTGAACCTTCTGAAGTTGCTTCGTTAATCAAGTGAGAAGCTTGGTTTTCATATAACTGTGCTACGTTCTCTTTTAGGTGGCCTTTAAGACCTTCTAGGAACCCTAATTTGTCCCATTTGTTAATTGTATCTTCTTTAATAACTTTAAGGTGTTTCAACCCAATGTTACCAACAAGACCTGATTCTAATAATGCTCCCATTTTTTTTATTTTTTTAGCTTTATTTTTATTGTTATGTATAAATAAATATACGGTTATTTAAAAAAGTTTATTTTTTTTTTATTTATTTTATTTTTGTCATCAAATCTTTCATTCTCAAGAACTGAGGATTTTCATATGTTTTTGATTCAATCAAATTAACAGCAGATCCAGAAGCAGGTGCTTTAGATACTTTTCTTTCAATTGACTCATTTAATGAAACACCTTCAGTTAATGAAGTGTTAGAAATTTCATTTTTGATGATTCTATAAAGATTTTTAGATTCTTTTAAACTTTCAACATCATCAAATCTTCTTAAAATATTGATTTTTTCTTGTTTAGTTGTTGAATGTTCTGTGAATAATCTTGTAGCGTAAGCCAAGTTAGAGTTAAATACTGCAACCTCATTTAATTTAGTTCTGAACAAATCAAGAGCTTTTTTGTATTCATCATTTTTACTTCTTAATTCTTCAACTTCTTCTTTTAAATGTTTTGGAGCAGCCATTAAACCTCTTTTAACTTTTCTGTCAATTGATTTAACGAATCTTGAAGCTTCTTTAGCTTCAACCTTTTTTGGTTTTACTTTAAAATCACCATCAAGATTTTCACCATCTTTGTACTCAAACTTTGCTTTACCGGTGCCAACAGCTTTAGTACCTTTACCGAATGCCTCTTTTTTCTTTTCGTCAAATCCACCTTTAGTGTTTGAAGTGTAATCTACTTTTTTAACTTTACCAATTCTACCTTTTGGTTTGAAAGATTTAGATTCGTACATTACTTCTTCTTCCATTTCTTCCTCTTCCAATTCGTCCATTTCAATTTCGTAAATTGTTTCTTCTTCAGCTTCAAAGTCGAAATCGTCCATATCATCTTCTTCTGAGTCAAGGTCGTCCATATCATCTTCTTCTGAGTCAAGGTCGTCCATATCATCTTCTTCTGAGTCAAAATCGAAATCATCCATTTCAAAAAGTTCTTCATCTTCGTCTTCTTCCGAATCAAAAATATCAGACATATCTTCTTCTTCTTCTTCTTCTTCAGCTTCAAAGTCGAAATCATCCATATCTTCCCACTCTTCACTAAACATTTCTTCTAATTCTTTTTCCATGTTCTCTTTTTCTAATTGTTCATTTATTTTAATTATGTATTCTTCATCACCATCGTTAAGTGTTATAATGTTGTCATCTTTTGTAACAACAATACCATCACTATCTCCCATAGCTTTGAATACTTTTAATACCTCAGCATCAGATGCTCCGGTTAAATCCACTGTCTCATCATCATCAGCAGGTATTTCTTCAACATCGTCCATACCTAATTCATCACCTTCAATGTCAGCCGAATCACCATCAATCATTTCCGGTTCTTCACCTTCCATATCTGGCTCTGCTACCATTTCTGGTTCCGTAGGTTCAACTACTGTTTCAGGGTTTTCAATCTCCTCTTGTTCCATAAGAGATTCTTTTACTAGAGAACTGATTTCTTTCTTCATTGTAGATGAAAGTATTCCTTCTGCATTTTTGTTAATAGCTTGTTCAACATTTTTAATCTGTAACAAAGCTTCTTCAACCATTGATTTTTTACTCATTTGTTAAGTTGTTTTCATAATAAATATATTGACTTTGTAAAAAATCATTTTTTTGACAATAAAAAAAGGGAATAATGTAAATTATCCCCTTTTCTAAAAAATTATAAAAGATTATTTTAATCTATAACTTCATCAATTTTACTTTCAGTTATTGATGTTATTCTCCAATCCATTGTGTAGTTTTCATACACTTTTGTTACTTTGGCCTCAACATCTGTTGGTGTATAACCCAATACCAATTTTTCTTCTTTTACTTTTTTTACACGACCAGATTCACTATCCAAAAGATCTGATGCGATTTTTGCTACAAAATACTTTTCTCCTTGCTCCATAATTATTTTTTTTTCAAATGATAGGAACACTTATTTTATTTATCAAGAAAAGATGAAAGTTTATCCATTAATTTTTTTGTCTTATCAAGACTTTCTTCTTCCATTCCGGAAATTCTCTGATTTCTAATTTTATTTTCTTCATCCAGATTCTCTTCAAATTTGTGTCGATCACCCTTATCCAAAAATAAATAAGCACCAGGTGTTGATGGTGATGATACAAGGTCAAAACATATTAATTCAAAATCGTCTTGGACTTCATTTTGTTCTCCAACTTTTTTTAAAGATCCCACACCACGAGAAGAAATACCCAAAGTAACCCCTTGTCTTAAATAATTGGCGGCCATATCCCCCTTTGTTGATACAATTCCTCTTTCGTGAAAACCAGGTGAGGTAAGTAATTTTAATTTACCCAACAATACTGGTCCATCCCACCAAATATCAGTAATTATATGCGATACTCTATCAAGGTCAATTAAAGAAGATTCTGGGTGATTAAGTTCGGAAAGTGATGTTCCCTTCTCAATCATTTTTTTATAATTGTCGGCTTCCCTTTTTAATATTTTTTCCGGATATACCCTTCCATTTCTATTTGGTGTGTTATATTTTTGTAAAACAGCGTAGAATTCAAATGGTTTTGAGTGGTCCAAAAATGATTTTGACTCCATTATGAAATGGTTATTTTCACTCTTTGGGTTAATATAACCGGCGTCGTATTCGATAAGAATTAATTTTTTATTTAATTCGTTCTTTGTGTTTATATACATTTTTTTATTTAAATTTCCATTTATATCCACCAGCACTCTTTCGTTGATTATTTGCACACATCCTAATTGAGTTTCGGTTTATAGATAAATATTCTGATACTTCTTTTAGTGATTTCCAACTTTTTATAAAATCAACATTTAAATCATATTGATTTACTTGTTTATATTTACCTTCAATACAATTTTTTGATTGTTTTTTACCAAACATAGGGTTTTTTACACCTTTTCTTTTTTCAGATAATGATTTTCTACCTTCTTTAATTAGTTTTTGAATCCAAATATTTTTATATGTTTTTTTATACTTACTTTTTCTTATGTGTTCAATAATCCTTTCTTTTGGTTTATCAGATTTACCAACATATCTAACATCATTATTAACCGGATCTTTCAATACATAAATATATGTTACGGATTCTGACATTACTTAATATTACTTTCATATAAATATCAAGTTTTTTCAGTTTTTAATACAGCAACCTTTGAATTTCCGTTTTTTGTTAAATAAAATTTAAAATATTCGTTATTTGAAAAGACATCAGAATATATATCTTTTGTTAATTTTTTTAGAGTTCGTTTTAATTTTAAAGATTTAAAATCAATTTCTTGTGTTAAAAACAAATTTATCTCCAAGTTCATAAATGATTTCTTTTTTAATTGTAATCCAGATGTTCTTAAATCCAAATCAACAATAAATTTGTCGTCAAACATTTTTTTATCAATGTGCTCATACACGGAATGTTTAACTGCTCGTGTTAAATTTAAAACAACACGAGTCCAATTTTCGGGGTCTTGTTTTGGTTCAACCCAAGTTTGAATGTTTAAATAGAGGGATTTAAATTCTTTCGAATCTACAGTTCCATAATGAACCTTGGATGTTCTAAAACCAGTTAGTTTTAATGTTTTTCCTTTTTTCATAAAAATTTTTCATAATTTTCGGTTTATTTTATTAAAATATATGTAATTTTGTGATATATATCAAATATGTTAATAGTAAATGTTAAAAAGGGTGGGATTGAAAGGGCTCTAAAGGAATTAAAAGGTAAGGTAATTAAAACCAGACAAAGCTCACATCTAAACGAAAGAAAAGAATACAAAAAAAAATCTGTCATAAAAAGACAGATTTTAAATAAAGCAAAATTTAAACAAAAGTTTTTAAATTTATAATTCTTTTTCCAGTTCTTTTAATTTTAAATAATTTAACTTATCAAAATTTTCAGTTTGAACTTTATTGATTGTTTGATCTATTTTACTCAACACCTCATTATCATTTTCCTTTTCTTTGAGTTCTGTTAATTTCTCAACAATCGTTTCTTTTAATAAATCAAATTTTACTTGTAGTTTGTCGTCAGATTCTTTTAAAACATTTTTTACTTTTAGTTTTTCAGATTCACTTAATGTTGATAAATAATCATTTATTGTTTTATTCCCAACCTCAACTAATTCTGATAATGATGTATTAATTTCCACCTCATCCTCTGATTTTTTTTGTAAATTTTCCAAAATTAAATTTTTACTTTTTAATTTGTTTTCTAACAGAGAAACATTAGATGAGAATAAATTATCTATATCTTCATAATTATTTTTACCTTTTATTTCATTAGTCCAAAGTTCAAGTTCTTTAATTTCGTTTATTGTAATTTTATTTACAGTATTTTCAAATACAATAATACATTCGTTAATAAAACTTTCTGCCAAATTTTTGTCTAGACCTTTATTTGATGAAAGTTCATCATAAAGAAAATATAATTTTTTGATGTTTTTATTTTTCAAAACAAGTTCTTCAAAAACAAACATTTGGTCTTTAAATGTGTTATTTGTGAAACCTTCTGTTAGTATATTTTCTATTCTACTTTTTATTAAACCAAATTTCATAACAATTTTTTTTTATAAATATTACCCATTTAGTAATTTGTCCAATTCTTTTTCAATATCACCCAATGAATTACGACCTTTTGATAGATCAATATATTCATCTTCGACCAAATCATTACTCTCAAGTAAGATGTTAAAGTTTCTTTTTTCTACACTATCCATCATTGGTTCTCCTCCTCCTGGTGGTGGGGGTGGTGCTCCTTCTCCTCCTGGTGGTGGGGGTGGTGCTCCTCCTGCTGTTACAGTTTCACCCGATACTGTTTTATATAATTTATCAATATTATCAAACATACCAGTTTTAGTAATTACGGTTGCGGTATTTGCTAGCTCAGCGGCAACAGCTCTTTCTAATCTTATTTGTTGTATTTCAAGTTTAATTTCTTCGTCGGAGAACCCAAATATGTGTTTTTTAGCCCAAGTTGCAGAAGTTGGTTGTAATGTGTTTGCAATTTCTGTAACCATATCTTTATACAATAAAACTTTTTCTTTCCAAACTGAAACCATAAGTAAATCAGCTTGTTTTGAGGGATTAGTAAGTCCTAGAGTAAAGTTGTGTAGTTCGTCTTCAAAACCTAATAAAAATAAATGAATGATTGCAATTTTATTCAGTTCGGCAATCATACTTTTTTGTATTTTATTTATGGTTCTAGCAAAACGAATATCAAGTAATGATAGATTATCACCATTTCCAACCGGTTCTTCAAAACCTAAAAATGCTTTTGGTATTCTTAACGCTGTTACAAGTTTCTTTTGGATATATTCAATATCGGCAATCTCCGATAAGTTTTGAGCACCAGGTAATGTTTCAATTGGCATAGTTGCCGCTGGATCTCTAACAGGAATAAAATAATCTTGATCTACGGCCATTTGATTAAATCTTAAATCAACATTACCAGTTTTAGAATCAACAACCTGATCCCTTTTAAATTTGTTTGCAACTCTTTGTACATAAGCCTCAACATCCTTATCATCCATATTTCCAACAAACACTTTAAACACCCTTCTTTCTGGTGCTCTTGATGTTCTATATATTAACATCGCATCTTCAGCCAAAACAAGTTGTTTCCAAATTCTACGAGCTTTTTCAAGCATTGATGTTCCGTATGGAAGTTTTCTATCATCACCTAATAATCTGAAATGAGCCATTTCCCAAGTGTTAAACTCCATGTCTTTGTTTTTCCAAACAAACTTTAAATTTTTATTTTTGAATTGAACTTCAGGACCCAAAACCGAATTCATAGTTCTGGCTTCCATTCCTCTTTCTAGTCTTTCAATTTCTATGTTTGGTAGTTGAAGACAGCCGACAACACCTTTTTCTGGGTCTAATTTTAAATAAACGAAATTATCGCCATATTTACAGTTGGACAAAAACACACCGGTTTCTCTTGAATGATTACCATTTACATCAAAACCACAGACTGGGAAATTATGTCTATCATGTTCTCCGTTCGGACCAACAGCTTCTAAACAATAAACATCAGATGTTTCATCTAACTTAATTACTGAAACAACTTTATGGTTAATAACTTTTACTTTAGTTTTTCCTTCAAAAATTGACTTAGCTTTAATATATTTTTCATCTAAAATAATTTCTGGTTTAATATCAGATATAAAATCAAAATAATTTTTATTTGTTTTTCTTAAAATAACTTTTTTTAATGTTGTTGGATTAATTGATTTTGTGATATTTTTATTTAATTTATAATTTTCTTTGAATAGTTTGATAAACTCATTATCTGATTTGAGAATTTTTGACAACTCATTTACTCCCACATATGTCTCACAATTTTTAATTAAATTAGAAATATACGATAAACAAGTATCATTAATTTCAATTGTCATCCCCTTTTTTGTTTTTTCTATAAAATTATTATCTCTCCAATGATTTAACATTTTATTTGAACGAATTATATTGTGTTTGACATGTAATTCACTATTATTATAATTTTCAAAATATCTATTATAGACACCAGTCATTTCTTTGGATAGTCTTTGTCTTCGTTTTTCTGAACGCAAATACCTATCAATTCCATCCATTCTTTTTTTAACAACTTCTGGCGAACCTAATATTTTATTAAAATGTTCCACATGTAATTTAAAATGATCCGAATGTCTCATTCTACTCAAATTTTTTGGGTGATTATTTAGTTTGTTAAAATCAATGTGATGTGTGTCAAATTGCTCACCAATTATTTTTTCATTTTCCAAATCTCTAACACATTCATGTGAAACCATTGTGTGGGTAAATTTATATTTTCCTGTACTTGGGTTAAATACCTTTTCATAACCGACAATTCGGTCTTTTTTCTTTTCACTTTTTTTAGTGTAAAACGGCATTAATGATTCACCTTTAGTTAATTTATCAGCTCGTTTAAATGACCCATCCCTAAGCATATATTCGTGATCTGGTGTCGTGTCAATATATGTACCATCATCTAGTGTGACCCTATACAACTCACTATTTTTTCTAGTTAGGTCACACCATATAATTTTACTAGGAACAATTGCTTTAGTTCCATCTTGTATTGAGTAAGACCAAATCTCCTCACCATTCTTAATCCTATCACTCAATTCTTTTATTGATACTTCTGTACCATCTAATAATGGTATCATAGTATTCTCTCTAATTGGAGTGTTTCTTACCCACATTGGTAAATTGATTGATATGTCCAAAACATTATTAAACAAATCAGTTAAAATTGATTTGATTCTCTTTGATTCTGAATATATCTGTAGAACATAACCATCTTGATTTGGTGTTGTAGATTCCTCAGAATAAATGTCTAAAGCCGTTGATATTTCAGGAGTATTATGTGAAAATATAGTATCAGTTGCAAAGTTTTTTTATCCTGGAACTGTTAAATCAT